GCTACTCCAAGCCTTTCTCCCTTGATGGGCTCGCACGCTACCCTGAGCTGGAAACTCAGTAGGAACGTTCGGAGCTTCACCAAGGTTGGCTTTCTTCCTATGTGAAGTGTAGCTTCGGAGCTACGCTCCAGATAGACTCCCATTGACGTCTAATTTTAGACGTCGGCCTCTGCCGCACACCTGAAGACCACTCGTTAGTGGGATCAGGAGATTCAGTGAAGAACTGAAACAAAGCAGAGTCCCCCTCGATCTGAGTACTAACCTGAGTAGCTTTCGCTAAACAGATCAGTACCTCGAACCGCTGTAACTTAACATTCCAGCGCATTGGATTTGCGCTGAGATGAGGTTCACAACGGGTCGTCAGACCGAAGGTTCCCGAATCCATTGATACCTCGCATACAAATCGAGGTAGGGTCGACGCTAGGTGAGCCGCTGTGTTGAGTAAGAACTTCTTGTAGAAGCGATTACTCGTCATGACGACGCTAGCTAGGGATTCAGGACTTCCATCGTAGAAGGTTCTCCAGTAGACTGGTGTCACATCGACACCATCGTAGGAGTCAACGCCGCATGATTCCCTGAACTTTCCAGTCCAGAAAGTCTTACTGCTATTGATCTTGAAGTCGAGGACTTCAAGAGCTTCCACGAACAGATCCCGACAGTCTACAGGGATAATTATATCATCCCCATAGACGGCAATCTCCCCTGCGATACGAAGTATGTTCCTTTCACAAGGCTTCAGTTTGCGTGTCGTAAGGACACACGCCAAAGCTATGCTGAGAAACACTAACGTTTCAACAGGGAACGTACAAGCGCTACCCATAGTCGAGAACTTTCTCAACTCAATGAGTGCTGGCACCTTCCGTGTCAGCTTTTGACTCACATAACGGGTACGCGTAGCTTGTAGAGCTATAAGCAGGTTAGGATTGCTCCTAAACAGCTGCCCCACAAGGTGGCATGTCACATGGTCGGAGGCGGACGAAAGGTCCACCGTAGCCAGGTGACCACCTGAAGAATTAGCTTTGCACAAAGACTGATTAAGAGATTGGTCGTCAAAACGACAAAATCTATCAATCCACGTCGATCTGCATCGCTGAGCGAAGTAGTCCAACAGGTTTTGTTGGCACCACTGATGCTCACTTGGTTCCGCGGCAATGAGCCGAGGCCCATCATAAGACTTCGGGACAGCGACCATTCTAGACGAAGGTTCTTGCGAACCCACACATCTTGAACGGCCACCGTTACCAGCCCAACTCGAATAACTATGGAAACCATAGTCGGCGATTGGGTACACATGTTCCAGCCGGTCGCTCCAGTTCGCGAAGACATACTTGTCGTGCGGACCAGTGACTTCTGAAACAGCACCTTTGCCATGCCTGAACCGCCAAGCACTTGGATCGTAAGACCCCAGTGCCGCGGATACGATACCTGACACGGTGTCAAGTGTCGTAAGGAAGAGCGAGAGCTGGATTCGCTTGCGCGAATCCATAGAATCAACCTTTCCTCTGTAATATAGGGACCTTTCGAAACCAACAAAGGTCTCCTTTACATGAGAGGGGTTAGGTTTATCTAGCGCCCAAAACCCATCGGGTTCTGGTAAAGCACTATCAACCTCAAGGAACTCGACGACAGCGTCTTGTACCTTACGAGGGTGGCATTCGACTACCGCTTTCTTGGCAGCATTAAATATCTGCCTTAGGAAGTAGATAGCTAAATGATCCACCTCATCCTTCAAGCTTCCATCTTCGTGAAAAACAAGTAGGTAGAGTCCCCTAAGAAACTTAGGGATCACTACACTATTCGAGAACCCCTTCGTCAGGGGAAGTCCCGATAGTTCGTACTTGCCGCCGGAAAGGCACCTAAGGAGGTGTTTTCCAACTGCTGGGAGGTCGACCAGAAAAACTGGAAGTCCTCTATGCTCCACGAAGTGTAAGAGTAGGGTAAGATCCATCTTAAGCCCATTCTCTAGTGTCGGGTACGCATACGTGACGTCTTTAAATAACGCCTCGTATACGCGCACAAGCTCTCCTACATGGCTTTTAATCATAAACGGCCTTTAAAGGGTCGGACATGAACCATGCGTTTGGACGGCCATCCTTAACCCAAACTGTTGTTAGCCGTTTGATCCGCCATTCCGCGACGAGCGGAAGGTGCTGGCTCTTTGAGCTCTATTTCACGCTCATGTTGCCATCACACCAACTGACGGTAATTACGACTCCCAACCGAACAGACTGACCATAAATGCATCGGAGGTCGCAATGGCAAGATCAGCCACTGCATCACCGAGATCTACAGATGTGTCGCTGGGCAAATGCTCATAGACATAGTAGAACTTGCGTTTATACTCAGCCACAGTCGACGTCGCGAAGATGGTTTGCACAACTTCAAAGTTATGCCGATCATACTCGACGCCTCCTACTTTCACCTTTGAATGCCTAATCTTGGCATTGTACTGAGTGAGAGCGGTTCGAAACATATACTCGGAAGTATATGCATCTTGGTTGATCTTGACCAAGGTGATGTTGCCACCAACTTGGGGAAGAACAAGGGTGTTGCCAAACATGTGAGAGACTCCTTGACTAAGTGAGCAGTTGACCCAGGCTATTTTAGCTTGAGGACTGCTAACGAAGCCAAGATCGACCACTGTCCGGTTGTTAAAACCGGGATTTGTGGGACGACAAACGGTAACAAAGGATAGACAATTTGCCTCTCCTTTATGATGCTCAGCTCCGTGGGCAATGTCGATAAGACATACCACGGGGTCGAGTTTGTCCAATTGTACCAACGGACGGAAGTCCGCCTTGTACGCATTAGACACATCTTGTCGTAGAGCAAGGGGACTGAATTGTTAGTAGCGGCGACAAAAGTGCCGAAACTTCCAAACCAGTCTGCTAACCAACTCCAGGGCGTCAATTCCCAAAGAGTT